AATCTTGACTTGTCCAGCCTGCTTGGCATTTATTCTCGTGTCTATAAATTTTTGTAGTAATCTTCCATTTTTCACAAAGCTCTAGAATAGGTTTAAAATATTCACTATCATTATTAGAAATAGATACTTGAAATTTTGTCATACAACCTTCTGAAGCATAAGCACCCAACAAATAACCAAAATTATAATCCAAATCAATGACTTCTGGTATTTGATAATCACACATATTTGTCTGTTTTGTATAAACACATCCAGGTGTTAGTATCGTCTTGGTTTTGCAACCATTACGTAACTTTTCACTTACTTTGGCAACAAAGGAATCACTTCTTGTATATGGAAGTGTAAATGTTTTACCAGAATGTTTCGACAACCATTGATGCTCATGCATGACTAGTTTGGCTTTTTCTACTTCCGAGCTATAAATATATTCTGTGGCAGGTAATACATTTCTTACATCCAAAATTGTTGATTCTTGGAAATCAATTTGCTTTGTAGATACAGGCAAATAATCTCCGACCTTTAGTTCAGAACCCTCCGACGCAATAATCTTACCATTTACCAGTTTCAAGAATGATTTTGCCTTTGTTGCAATGACTTCGCGATTTTCTTGCGTAGTTACTTTTAACATGGTATTGGTTCCGTCTTTGTTAATAACTGGATGTCGTGTTACTGCCTCTATTTCCTTCCAAACAATTTCACCTTCTTCAGTGCAAGAAGGTATTTCGTAATATTCACTCATCTCTGCATAAGTTGTGTCTTTGTCTTCATAGTATTCAAGTTTCTTTGGCATCTTAATATGTTTTTCAATAAATTCTCCAATCTCAATTTTTTGGATTTTTCCTTCACGATTCCTTACGATAATAGGTGTCTCAAATGTAACAGAATTCAATGTGTTATGAACAATGACACCATAATCAGTCATAAATGTTTGATTACCTGGAATAGTAAAATCATAAACATAATTTGTCTGATCTGGAGTATAATATTCAATTTTAACAATCTCATCCCACACTATATTCGAGTTGATTGCTTGTTCAATTATTTTTAGTTCTTCACTAATTAGATTTTGAGTATCATTTTCTTTAAAAGTCTTGTAATATTTTTCCAAAGTTCGGCGACCAATACTATCTTTGTTTTTCCAGAAACCATATGTTCTACTTTGACCTGGTAATTTCAGAGTTTTTCCACAATGAGCTACTATTTCTCCAAGTCCATTGATTTTATCAATTTGTTCAGATAAGAATTTAATATCATTGCGCTCGATATATTGAACAAGATTAGACAACTTTTCATTATGTAGTTGTGTTCCAATAGTGTCCTGATACATCTTTGCATATTTTGATGGAATATTTAAATGATACAATTGTTTTCCTTTATTTTCTTCAATTTTGATAACCCCAAAAATCTCAAAATAATTTAATATGAGAGCCAAATCTTTAATTAACTGAGAACTTCTACTGCAACAACGAATTTGGTGATGCTTTTCATCACATTGGAAGTTGCCATCTCCATCGAAATAACCTTGGAACATCGCTGCTTTAAATTCATTTGATGCAGTAAATGCAAAATCTGGTACTCTTTTCACAAAACTTCCAGTGCCACATGTATTCAATAAAATGGTAGCTAATTCTTTGCAATTAAATTTTGTAGTCACTGATTTTCCATAAGCTCCTTGTTTTTCAGTAACACGGCATTCTTTTCCAAACAATGCCGCAACTTTTTTAGTGTTTTCTATATAATGTTCAGAAACATGCGTGATTGCAATTTCGTGATAATTCAAGTTTCCTTCTGCTAAATAAGCACCAATGAACCATCCCATTAATGCATTTAATTCGAGGTTCTGATATTTATTTTTAATAAACATTTTGTTATCAATATGAGCACAAACCGGAATACGCATACCTTCTGTCATATCTGAGCCTTTAATTGCAGCAACCTTATGTTCTTTTCGAATAAGGTGACTATGACTTGTTGTTGTTTCTACAATTCTACCAGAACGAGTAGTTACTTTCATCATTTGGCCATTGACTGGATGTTTGCTAACATGTGAAATCTTATTCCATGATGTTTTCTCATCTTCTGAAACACCAATAATATAATATTCATTTTCTAAATCATTCAATAAAGTTTCAACGCTATTCACATGTCCAGTATTAAATGTTTTTTCTAGATTTGTTGCAATTAATTCGTCGCAAAATTCACCCATAATCACTGACCTCACTTCAAATTCTTGTGTCTCTTTATTTTTAATCACAATTTTGTGTTGTGACTCATATGCAACCGACATCTGTGTTGAGACCTCGCCAATGCTCTGACCTGCAATCATTCCCACCATTTCTCCAGGTGCAACAATAGCTCTTTTATAATCCATTGTAATAGTGTCAAGAAGCAAAGTGAGTGCTGCACGATTGAAACGCTTTACAATAAGTAAGTCCTTTGGAGATAAATAATAATAATAAAGTGTCTTGAAAAGCTCAGTAGGTGGTGCATAATAATTCTTTGTCAAATTATCATAATAATGCTCAATCATTTCCAATGCCTCCAATAATGTAATATCGACTAGTGAAGAGATTGAAATGTTGCATTGACCTTGAATATTACCAATAATATAATGAAATGCTACTGGACAATTCACAACAGAGTCGCTTTTATTTTTGAACACATATTTAATAAGGTCATCGCGCTTTTCTATCATCATATTAATATATTTCTGTGTCTTGTCCATAAAATCGACAAGTTGTTTCTTGTATCGCGCGTTCACATTCTTCAAGAATATGTTGCTCAATGTCTTCACTTTGCCAGTTTCCTCTGGAACAAGATAATGTGCATAAATATCTTGTGTGCTCATGGACACCAAAGAAATTGGCTGATTTTCCACTTTTGTAGTATCAATATTATCATCTCCATAAGCAAATTGTACAATTTTATTTTTATTTGTACGGATCGTCATATCGTAGCTAACCATTAAGTCTTCAAGACCCTTGATTAAACGGCGCTGGATATATCCTGTAGTTGATGTATCGCGCACTTGAAGACCATTTGCTAGTCCAAAATTTAGAGTAGAAGGAATTGTAAGATCATAAACCTTTGGATGATTTTCAACACCAATAATATTAATTTCTGTAATTTTGTCCAAGACAACATCATTATATGTTTCAAAATTAATATGAGATGTTTTCCAAGAAATAGTTTGAAGTCTCTCTTGTTTTCTTTCTTCAATTAGAGTTACTTTTCTTGCAAATATTTCACCCCATTGTGCTCTAACTGAAAATCTATAAGTTGGCTTGATATTTTTTGTTCCAAGATTATTTGACTTTAATTGACTTTTAAATACCTTACCGAAGACACCTAATCTTGAACATAACATAGATATTCCTTCAATTAATCTTTTTGATGCAGAACTTGCTTCAACTGAATTCTTGCTAATAGTTCCGTCTCCAGAAAAGTATCCATTTAATAAACCTAAAATGAATTCTTCTGGTGCAATAAATGCATCTGTAGGAACATATTTATTAGCTGAACCTTTTCCAACAAACTTAGTTAAGAAATCTGCAAGAATTCCACAATTTCCAATTATACAATCAGATTGTCCACCAATTTTATTAATTCGAGATGTTTCTTTCCATTTTATAGAATGATTGTCAAACCAAGTTTTTACAAATGATTTAATATTCTCATTCAAATTTGTAATGTAAACGTTTGATCCATTAGCATTTCCTTCTGATAAGAACAAACCAATAAATATTCCATTTGTTTCATTTAAAGCAAATTTATCACTGAATAAAGTGTCTTTGCGGAAAGCATGATAAGGATAAACATATCCACTTTTAATATTTTCTAAATTTGAACGTGTTGCAACTCTTTGTAATGATGCTTTTTTATTATATGGAAGCGTGAAGGTTTTGCCATTATTTTCATTCCACCAACCACTTTGTATCTTTGCACGAGTTTCCATTGCTTTTTGCATTAATTGAAGAGCATTATTGAAATCTGTTCCATATAAATATTCTTCCTTTGGTAAATATTTTGAAACATCTACAAAATCTAATATTACAGGAGGCTGACAAAGTTCCATTGTAACTGGAACACAATCTCCAACTTTAATTTCAGGAGTAGGTGTTTCTTTTAATTTTTTTGTTTTATCGTTCCAAATCAGTAGTGATTTGCTTTCTGTTACAATTACATTTCTACCACCTGAAGTCTTGATTTCGTAAAGTTCAGTTCCAGGATCATGTCTAGTAATTGCAGTGACTTCTCCCCACGTTACTACACCATTTTCGTCAGTGGTTGGAATAAACACATCACCATTTTCTAAATTCATTAGTTCCATTTGACGCTCTGTAAAATGTTGAACAAGTTCAGGTTTTGCTGAATCTAACTGACCATCAATCCATTTACCAATTTCTATATATTTAGCATTTCCTGCTTCAATAATAACAATAGGTGTTTCCCATGTTACTGATTTTACCGCGGTATCAATAAGACCAACACGACCGCCCATAGCATGGAAGAATAGTTCTTGTGGTGTTAGTCCATTGATATAAGAACTTTCCACAAATCCACGGGCACCGGGCGAATCATCATATTTGGTAAAGTGTGGCAATGTTCTGTTCTCAAAACCATAAGGAATACGTTTGCCATCTACATTTTGCTGACCCAAACAAGAAATCATTTGTGAAATATTCAAGTCTGAACCCTTTGAACCCGCATTGACCATTATGACAAATCTGTTATCCTTGTCCAAAGACTTGAGTCCAATTTTTCCTGATTCCGATGTGGCTTGATTTAAAATACTATTCACTTGTGTCTCGAATTCTTCTTCATTTGTCTTGCCTGTATTGTTTTCAAATATTCCGATTTGCACTTGGTCAATCAAATTCTTGACATCGGTTTTCTTTTTAGTAATAACTTGAACAATATCGTCATTTGTTTTCTGGTCAGAAATTAAATCGCTAATTCCAACACTAAAACTAGCTGACTTCATGTATTCGGTCACTACATTTTGCAAATCATCAACAAACTTGGCAGAGGCCATATTGCCGAAATCATTGCAAACACGTTGCAGCAAACCTTTGGTGCCTGCACCTAATACACGTTTGTCCATTTGCCCGCGAATATACATACCATTTTTGATTTCTAAAACCATATTAGGATTAATTTTTTCATCTATATCTGGTTTAATTTTATATTTCATTGATAAAGGTGGCATGATTTGACTCATAATATCGAAATTGGTAATGCCACCTTTTTCTCTAATATTTTCTAATAACTCGTGCTCATTCACGCAGTCACACATCATTAGCAAATTCATGGCTTCACGAGGATTGAATTTGATATGTGGTCTAGTGAATTGATATGAACCAAGCATCGAATCTTGATAAATACCAATAATCGACGAGTTATTTGCTGGGCTGACTATTTGATATGGAACTGCAGCCAAATTTCTTAATTCTGCTTCGGACTCTGGGTCCTGCGGCATGTGTAAATTCATTTCATCTCCCGGTGATTCCCAAAGGTTTCCCAAAGGGCCGGACTGTATCTTAAGCAAACTCAGGGTAGCTAATCCTTCATTGTTTACCAACACCCGTTCAGTCTCTGAATGCCTTCCTTTGTCTGCTAAACGACATTAGGAAGTAACACTGCGGATCGCCCAATCCTCCACATTATTACCATACCCGAGTTCTATATCTCGGCCATCTATAAGGTTTCCCAAATAAACTTGGTAGTGGTCAATGCTATTTATTAGACAGCACAGGCTCTAAGGGGGTTCCCGCATCAAGGTGTTTCGCCAAACGATTCTTTAAGTTATGTATAAATTCTATTGCACTTATTTTGCTATTTTCTAATGAAATATGGACTCCACCAAAATCTGCTTTAACTCTATTTATATAGACATACCAACCATACTGCTGATTATTTCTTTTTAAAGGTTTAATGTATTTTTCAATGTCATCATCTATTTGTTTGACATTTTTGAACCTTTCAAATTTTTTATCTTTGAAGTAATTTAATACTCCATTGGAGACACGTTTTTTACTTTCATCACTATGAGTAAATACACTTCCTCCGTTCTTCAAGTTATATCCATTAGGATATAAACTATTAAACTCTTTAATATAGTGTATCTCTCTATCATTGGCATCTGATATTTCACAACATTCAATTAATTCAACCGCAAAATCTGCAATACCATATTTTCTTATGGCATTATTTAAATAATGTGATTGATTTTTCTTTGTTGAGAATGCTTCTGATATGTGACATCTAAATCTTCCTTCGTGTCCATAAGGTCTATATCTTTTA